GAATAGGAATAAATATTTTTATAAGTGAATATAACAATTAAAAAACATTGTATATCGCAACGCTTAAGCATAAAAATTAAACAGTTGGGCAGAAAATAGGTTTGTTTTGGATTTTATGTGTATAATTACAACAAAATTATACACAGGGGGATTCAAAATGGATATCTTAGAAGATATTGATAAAGTTAAATGGAATTTCATTACACTTGTAATTGGAATTATTTCATTTATCAACTTAAATATTCAAGCTAATGAATTTGTTAATCAATACGGTAATCAAGTTCATGTAAAAAACTTGTTTGTTGACGGTTACACAACAGGGACTTTGAAAATTATAGGACTAATGTTATTATCCGTAGCAATTTTTGCTTTAACGATTTATTTAGCTTACCTAATGGGGTCATCATTTTTTGGATTTCTACAGATAATAATTTCATTAGTTCTTATAATATGGTCACTTGTATTAGCTTGGGCTCCATTTATAGGTACATTAATCATAATAATGATAATAGGTGGCTTCTTCTATCTTATTGCAAACGATTATTAATTTCTTAAAACGCTACATTATACGAAAAACCAACCCACTTCTCAGGTCAGAGTTAGTGGGTTATATTATTAATTAAAATGGATTTCCAAATTCTTCACAATACTTATAAAATCCAAATCTTTTCATATACATAGTTTTTTCAATGTTTTCAAGTGTATCAAAATTAATTTCTTTTAAAATTTCTTTAGTGAATTCCAGAGGAGCCGTGCCATTGGCTGTAACTAATCCCCTATCATTTACTGCTTGTATTTCCAAAAATTTATCTTCAGATGTGTAAAACTCGTGATTTTTCCATAAATAAACTGAATTGCCAGTATGTTTGTAGTCATTTAGAAAACCATTTTTAGCTAGATAATCAACAGCACCACATATAGCTCCTATTACGATGTTTTTATTAAATGATTCTTCAATAAATTTAAAAAGTCTTTGATCATTAATGTTCCAAGAATTACCTCCAACCAAAATCAACAAATCATAATCTTTAGGTTCAAAACCAATAATATAATCAACTAATACTGAAAATCCACCAATTGAAATTACTTTTTCTTTTAAAGAAATAGTTTTCACTGACCACTTTTCATTTTGATTTAAAATTGAAGATAGATGCGAGCCTTCCCAGTCTGCAAATTCGTCTAATAAAAGAAATAGGGCTTTTTTCATAAAGCAACCTCCTTTTAATATGTTTTGTAAATATTAATGTAAGTATTGCAATCCACGATAAATTAATTAAATTTAAGCTTTCTCTCATAAAAAGCTTACTCATTGGCTTTTTTATTGCCACTATATTAGGAATAGCATTAACAATTAAAAATTTATTCTTTACTTAAGTCGAGTTAATTTTTTATAGAGCACAATTAATAAAGGATGTTGTATAAAACAATACCCTTTATTATATAACATATGTATCTACACAATCTTATTCCTCACTGCAACACAGGACGTTTCTTAGTGTACTTTTAATATATTTTTTATGTCCCTTATTGTTAAAGCGTGTTTATAGATAAATTCCAAAATTGAACAAACTAAATATCCAACCAACGGAATAGATATTATGTTAAATTCAGTTATAGCGTTCAACTGATTGCTTTTATCGAATCCAATATTTACTATTGCAACTACTAAAGTGGTTATCAGAGTAAATATTGAATATATATCTTTAAATAACTGTATATATCTGCTTTCATTTTTATTCTTAAACACAAAATTCCAGTTAACAAATATTAGAATGATAACAACCAAGATTAACAATATTGATATATTATTATACCAATAAAATGGTTGATACAATCTATTTTCCATTGTCAATACTATCGATATAGGAATATCTAATAATAGAGAAAGTAAGATTAATACAAAGGTAAGTGGAAATGAAAATAAAAACAAAAGTTCATATTCCTTCTTTTGGGTTTTTAACGTCTTGTGTATAAAACATAAATTTATGACAACTAAAATCAGAGGCACAACATTAGTAAGATACTTAAGTGATTGATAACAAATAGCATTTACCAATAGCAATAATATTAATAGCATACTTAAAATAAATACAATTACATTATATAATTTTAAAATATTAACACCCGATTTCTTTTTCAAGTATCAAATTATTTATACATAAATAACTTATAATTATATTTCATTCTCTCGTTGAATCTTTAAAGTTAGTATACTTTATAATTAATTTCTTGTATACATAAAAATAGAGCAGTCGCTAGGACTACTCAGTCACTTTTCTTCATATTTCCCTATATCATCAATACGGAGATCTAAATTTGGATATTTCTCACTCAAGTTATCTAATTCTCATCATCTTCGCTTATATTATCAATGAATACTGGTGTTGCTACATTTAAGTCTACTTTCTCAGTAAATAAGCTATGGTAACGACCAAGCAAATCACGAGCTTTCATGCGATCACTAGGCTTGATAGGTACATCTACTGTTTCCACATGTTCGTTATATACGAGGTTCATTCTCCCACTTTCTGGATTACGTTCAAATGTACCTTTCTTTACTACAGCTTCTTTGGTTTCAGTTTCGTCGCCTACTGCTGCTTGAGTTAATAGATACAGTAACTCTTTGGCTGATAAAATAGTATCGTCCATAATCTCGTCTTTCTTACTTTTAATATATTCGTCTACTTTATCTTTTCGTAATAACCTACTACCTGTTACATGTGCACTATTCGGGCTATATCCTGCCTTTATAGCACTTTGAGTAACGTTGAGTGTCTTTATATACTCATTCGCAAAACGTTCCTGTTTAGGCGTTAATTTGTCCATTGAATCACGCTCCTTGTTTTATTATTTTATTTAGTAAACCATCAAATAACTGTTGGACTCTTGTTTTAGACATTTCTAGTATTTGAGCTATATCATTAAATGTACGTCCATTACACAGAAACATAAAAATATTGTATTCTCTAAAATCCGCAATACGATCAACTAATATATCTAGCTCATTCATAAAAATATGGTCATCTGCATTAATTGTTTGATATGCATATTCTTCTACATCATCATTTAACGTAAAGAAATCATTAACTGATACATCCTTATAGTCATCATTCACATTATTATGGTAGTTTAATATAAAATCTTTCAGTGTCTCCTTATCACCAACAAACATAATCACACCACCATTGTATGTTGTGGCTCACTAGCCTTTGTTAAAGGCTTATCATGACTAATGTTGTATAAATCTACCTGCAAACGTTCAATAAGCTCCTGTGACTTGATACGTCCATGTGATTGCATATATCTAACAACCTGCTGTTGCTCTTCTTGTGAATAGGTATTGAGTATTTGTTTTAATAAATATAATCGCATTGCTGAATCATCTTTAAAACGTTTCAAATTAGCTTTAGTTTCACTAATCCATATCACTAAATTATCAACGGGATAAGATACAGAAATAACACCCATAATATCGTCACATGTTGTTATTGAAGTACTTAAGTGATACATTTCATCAATATGTGACTTTGCTGTCTTAATTTTAGAATTAATATATTTAGGATTATATTTTGTTAATAACTCATATTCAGATATCTTTGTTTGTTGATATGATTCATTAGTACGTTCCTGCACGATAATACCCCCAATAATATAGAATGAGCCTACCCAATTAAGGATAGGCGCTAGTTAGTTTTATTTGTTATAAACGTATTGTTTTTTATATTGAGCTTGTTGTCTTGCACCATCTTTTTTAGCTTTAGCATATTTTAATTGATCATTGTATCTATCTGCTAATGGCCTAATAACCACGTAACCATCATCATCTTTTGTGATGACTGAACCATTATTTGCCATGCCAATTTGTCTCAACACATTGAACTGGTAAGCTAGATTGTCATGTTCTTCATTGTTCTCAAATGGATATAACACGGCTTGCTTTAATGCTGTTAGAGAGAATGACACTTGACTTTGTTCGCTTTCAGATAAACGTTGGTCAAACGCTTTCTGTAATAAACTTAATTCAAATACGTCTGTTTTTTCTGCATCAGCTTCTCTGATATAATCCATAATTTCTGAATTGCTGTAGAATGACAATCTCGCCTCTAAATTTTGACGTTTGATTAATTCAGATTGTGGGTCTGCCACATCATCTTTTGTTAATTCTTCTTCGATTTCATCCATACGTGCTTCAATACGTTTTAATTTGTCACTAGCAAATTGTTTAAATTCATTTTCAATTTGAGTTACTTTCGGTTTTTGTTGTTCATCAATGATATCCATTCTATAGCCACGTTGATACATAATGAACGTTTCTTCTAAAAATTGATCTACTTTATCTAATAAATCCTTATATTTTCTATCGTTAAATAATACATCGTATGCACTTCCAGTTTTCATTGTCATATATATATACCTCTTTCGTTTTTATTTTATAATTTAATACGTTTTAAAGCCTCATAACGTTTCATACTACCGTCTGCTAATCTTTTAATACTTTGCATTGCTTGTTGTTTCTCTTCATCAGTAGTGATGATGTAATAACCACGTTCATGTTTTTTATAACTACATCCTATTGGATAACTATAATCATCAATCAACTTGCTTATAGCATTTCTTAACCATCTTTCATTAGATGAATTATACTCGTACCCCATTAAGTTAAGTATCTTGGACTTAGTTATATACTTATCTTTTGAGTTCTGAATAGTATCGAAAATTCTTAAATATTCGGATGGTACAGATTGATTTTTATTTAATGTATCTATCATGTTTTATTCCTCGTTTTATTTAGTATTCCCTTTCTGTTTACTAACTTCCTAAAACGGTAATGATACATTTAATGTTTCCTCACACTCTAATTATATCAAAATTACACCAAAAAACACAAACTTACGTTCTTGTTTTAACTCATTTTATTTTATGCTTAACAACCCTAATAAACATTGAAATAACAACTTTTATAAGTTCTTTCCATACACTTTCACACACTATAAATAGAGAACGCATGTTCTTTAATATTTGCGCTTTGTCCCCCTCAAGAAAATTAGGCACTTAGCTTTTTTTAGTTTTTATATAGGAGCCACACACTACATGTGACTCCTTATTAACCTACTTACTCACACTATAGTACGATTCTTTCAACTCACTTAACTTACGCTCTAACGTCTTGTAATCGTCTTGTGTAGCGTTCTCATCTTGTACAAATGCAGTAACTAATTTCAACCCCTCAACTAATTCTGGTGCAGGTTCATTAATCCCAGTAGCTAATTGATATAATATTTCGATATTACCTATCACATCAGCGTTACTAGACTGAACACCCTCAAGTTCATCTATATTGAAATCTTTACTCATGTAGTCGAACATGTCACTATTATTACTTTCCGCAAAGGTTTCTAGGCCATACATGAAATAATCATTATCAAACATGAAACTAGCCATCATATCGCTTATAGTGTCATGTGTACCATCATGTAAATCATATCCAGTATAATGCCCTTCAATGCTCTCTATAAGTTTCTCAGTATGCTTTTCTGAGGCAATCTCAAAAGATTTTCTCACTTCACAATCTTTTATTAATACATGAGCATACATCTTCCCTTTACTCACAAGATACACAACATTAAACGGATCGTTATATATCTTAAATGCAAAAGGTAATTTATAACTCCTTTTACATAAACCAGTAAAATATCTTAATAGTGTTGCTGCTCTAGTTTCAAATTCATTTGCTATAATTTCAACGTTCATTTTATTCCCTGCTTTCTTTTAATGTAGTTTAAATAGTTTTTAGTTCTTGCACTTACTAATTCAAAACTGCCATTTGCTATTGTTCTATACGATACTCTTTTATTATTCTGTAAATCGTAAGTTTCACGCCATGCTACCCACTTAGTCCCAAAGTTTTCAAGATACAATGTTGATATACGACTAATTGAGCAGTAGTACATTTCTTCGGATATTCCAACTAATAAACCTAGTTTTTTTAATTCGTCATCTATATTAAATTCGTAATGAGTTTCTAGCACTGTTATATGAGGCCTCCCACTCTTCTAAAGTAAATTCATCACCATTTGCTTTAACATCACCAATAATTACTTTTAGAGGCTCTATATCCACGTTACATTGCAATGCGTAACTAATAGCTTTATATACATCATTATTACGTTCTACGCTTTCACCATTGATTACACGATTGTATGCCTTTTTACCTAGTCCACCTTTACCAGTATGTTGTAAATGATTGAAATTGTGGTTAGGCAACACGCTTTTTACTGAGAACTTTTCCATAGTCTGTTGTAGATAATTTCCACGTTTTGAAAATATACGATCTTCAAATTCACCATCATAAGCGATTACTGGTTTCTTATTACTTGTGTACAGTCCTTTAGCTGTTTTACTTCCAGCTAGTACAAAATAGTTATTATTATGTGCTTTGATATCTACTGATGGTAAATACCCTATTTTCTGAGCGTATTCAACGCCATCACGTTTTTTAAATATTACATGCTTTCCTCCACTTGCTGTTGTCTGCACTAGCGTATCTTGTGCATTAGAAACAAACTCATCATAGTAAGGATTGTCTTTCAAACTATCAAAGCCACTTTCACCATTTACGTGATTAATATCAATGTCGATACACCATAAACCACGAGTAAGGACACCTAATACATTTGTATTTGCATATGCTAAAAAGTTGTTATCTATAAAATCATCATCAATAGTTACATTCTTAAATGCTACTGTTGGTTTTTTATTATCGTTTAAAGGTACAACTTGCACATCTTTACTAAGTAAATACTTTGCTGCATTGTACATTTTCATGAGAATACCTCCAATAGAACACTAACCCTTATAACTTTGTTTTTGTTCTATACTTGCATTTATTTATATATATTCAAAATACGCTAAGTAAAATAAGAGTTATAAGAGTTAGTAGTTGATTTTTCAATGTTTCAAGAGTTTGTACAAGAGTTAGTAAGAGTTAGACTATCCTAAGTTTCAATCAAAGCTAAAGCCATATTAAATAATTCTTGATTTTTCACTTTATGAACTTTAGTGTTTTGTCCCTCTATCCATTCCTGTTGGTTAATAGCAACTCCTATTTTTTTCATATCTTCTTTAGCTTTTTTGTATCTTAGGCTTTTATAATCTTCTTCGATAGTTTTTTGTAGTACTTCATCACCTGAAAAAATAAAATCTTGTTTAGATAAAACTTTGAGCATAAGAATTTGAGTGTCGGTTAATTCATCTTCGTTGTAATAGTTTTTAAGTGTTACGTTATTAAACTTAAATTCTCTGCCTATTTGTTTGAGATACTCAAGACTTAATATTAAAAATGATACTGACGCATTGACTGAGTTTTTCCCATTAGGCTTAACAAAGTCCCAAAATGGTTTAAATACTTTATAACGTTCTTCATCAGTTTCGTTCTTCGGTCTATCCTTAAATGCAATCTTAACTGTACGTGTTCTATTTGCTGTAATTTCACCAGTATCAACACTTTCATTAGTATCTAAAATTAACACTGCATTATTTTTAAACTTAACGTTATTTCGTTGTATGCTACGCCCTGAAATATTCTCACCAGTAGCTATTTTGCGTAATATTCTCATCATACCTTTATTTATTTCGCCTGTTTCATTTGCATGAGCAATATCTGCACCATAAAAGTTAAGCCATTCATTTGCAGCCTCAAAGCCAGATGATAATAAACTATCAAAATTAACTTTGTTTACATTTAGAAGTTTCTCAAAAGTTTCCATAAATAAACCTTTACCAGATCGTCCAAAGTCTTTGATTAAGAACCATTTTTCAGCTTGAATAAGTTTCATTTTTCGATACATAGTATAAGCATGTACCAACATTAAATTATTCTTGCTGCGTTCATTGTCGCTTACTAAGTCAAAGAATTTTTGTGCTAAGTTAGTGTTTATATTCTTCTTATCTACACCATATTTAATGATATAGTAGTCATCACTAGAAATTTCTTTATCTACAAATTCTAATTCTTTACAGTTATATATCCAGTCATTACCTGCAATAGCGTAAGGATAGATATTATACTGATAATCATTAATGAAATATTCTTTGTAGACCTCTAGCATTACATCAAGAAAATCATTGATATGATACTTATTGTCTACTGGATACTCTAATGAAAAATTAGTATTATCT